GTTTTACCTTTCTTTTAATCCATATAAACCGTATGCCAATGCCGACAAACAATATTTTTGCCTCAATGTCAACGTAACGGTCGTAACCGTTGACCGCATCCACGGACACGCCGGGAACAATAAACCAACTCTTATATTTCCAATATTCCCGGACGTAAACAGATACGCCAACCCGTCTGATATGGAACCCAATTTGCGCCGTATGTACGTCGCCATTGTTGCGGATAATTCCAACTTGTTTTTTACTCATTTCCTTTTCTGTTTAATAATTCGTAACTCTGTTTATCAACTACCAACGCCCGTGGGTATTCGGTTATAACGCCCTTTGTGTAAACCAAATTGTAAATACCTAATTGTCCCTTAATTGGAAACTCAACAACCCGGCGGGGGTTCCGCATCAGCCAACCGAACCCCTTTGTAATGGATTTACGTTTTTCGGGCGGTATGCGGGTATTCTCCCAATCTTCCGGGGTAAAATCGGCGACGGGCTTAACGTCGTACAATTCAACCAATCCCAAAGTAACGCCGCTTTCATATCCCGCAATTACGGGATTAGCAGACGAACAAACCATTAAATCGCCCCGGTACGGCGTGTTTTTGCTGCGTACCTCAATACATTTTTCTCCGTAAACAATTCCGTTGTCCTCATACGCCGCCGTTACCAACTGCGTTGCATACGGGTTTTTAACGGTTAATGCACGCCAACGGTCGTGCAATTTCGGCTTATAATCTTTGTTATTATACTGCATAATCATTTTTTATTATCGGGTTCGTCCTCGTTTTCGTCGTTTGGTTCCGGGTAATGGATAAATCCAATTTGCCGGACGCTTTGAATTGGTTCGTAAATGATAACGGCAACATCGCCGTCCGTCCTTACGCCAACTAATCGACAATCGGCGGGAACTTCAACCCTTATTTCATTTCTTTTCATTGAACAAATCCCAATTTGCCGGGACACAATAACCGGGCAATGTTTCCCAGTCAATCCCGGACGCTCTTACAAAACTATCTTTCCAATATATCCGGGGTGTTTTGTCCGGGTGCGCCTCCCAATAGTCGAACACGTCGTTGTAAAACGTCAATGTTTCCCGCTTTGTATATCTGCAACCGCTTTGTAATCCTATCTTAAACAAGTCAACAAAGGGGTACGACAAAGCAATTACAGAAAATGCCCGGTCAAACATTCCCACTGGGATTGGTTCAACGCTTGCAAAGGTACGGAACCCGTGGCGTTTTGCCCGTGCCAATGCGTTTATACGCATCCGGTTTGGGCTTGCTTTGGGTTCCAATTCGTCGCATCCGGTCAACGTGGAACCAATGGCAATACGGGATTTGTCCCAACCCTCGGACGCCTCGGCAAAGTCGATTAAAATATTAATACCCTCGGCGCATTTACTCAATACCTTTACCGGGACGCCGTGGCGTTGACAAACGCCGATTGCTTGGCGGGTCAACCTTTGCGTTTCCGGCAATAACGGGTCGGTCGTAAACGAAAAGAATAACCCCGTTTTTTGCAATTCGTCCTTATGCTTCAACAACTCATTCGTAAATATATCCAATGCGTATGGATATTCCCGTAATGTCTTTTTCAATTCCGGGGTATTGCCGCCCAACACTTTTGCGCCCCGCCCTTTGCGTAAATAACAATACGTGCATCCGTTGGAACAACCAACGTAAAAGTTGGCGGCGTTCTCGGCATATTCCCCGGCTTTTCCCTTTGGGCTGTAAATAACCCGTCCGTTTATCGCTCCCATACTCAAACAGATTAAAACGGTAAATCGTCGGTTCCGTCGGGGGCGGGTGCATCCGGCACGGGCGGCGGCGGGGCTTGCGTTCCGGCTCCGGTTCCTTTGGGCGTCAACATTTCCATATCGGTTGCGACAATTTCGGTAATATACCGTTTCACGCCCTGCGCATCGTCATAACTCCGGGTTCTTAATTCCCCCTCAATATAAAGTTTATCGCCCTTTTTGACGTACTGATTGGCGACCTTTGCCAACCCATTTTGCAACACAATATTGTGCCACTCGGTACGCTCCGGGATTTGCCGCCCGTCCTTTGCCGTAAACCCCCGTTTAGTGGTTGCCAACGAAAAGGTTGCAACGCAACCGCCGTTGTCGAACTCCTTAAAGTCCGGGGCTTTTCCTGTATGCCCCAATAAAGTAACTTTGTTTACACTCATAATTATTTTAATTTAATACCATCTAATAAATACAATCTCTTATTATCAGACCAACCCGCCGCCATGTTTAAGGCTTTCCGGTCGTCGTCGTGTACAAATTCGCAATACCATGAATTGCCGCCAACATTCGCTTTTTCTTTCAGTCTTACCAATTTACCGACAATGTAACGGGCAAATTTAGCGTACCCGCTAACCTCGGATATATGAATAATGCGACGTTCGGCGTTTATTTTTGGCAATTCTTTGATTTGCGGGCGTTTTTCCTCGGCGGGGTATCTTTGTTCCCTCTGAAAGTCTTTTTTGATTGACGACCGGGAAATTGCCCCAAAATCGGGTTGCCTCTTTTTGGTTCTCATACTTCTTTGTAATTTGGGTTTAATTGTCCCGTTTTAGACAATGCAACCCGTTTTCGGGTTATTGGATTATTGGAATTTTGTTTGCGGGTACTCCAACGTAAATTAGTCGCATGGTTATTGGCTCGGTTGCCGTCGATATGGTCTATTTCCGGCAAATTGTCCGGGTTCGGAATGAAAGCCGCCGCAACTAATCTATGTAATCGAAACGTTTTGCGTTTTTGATTAATACATAGTACAACGCCCTTATATTCCTCTTTATCCGTATGCGGTTTCAATATTCGCCCTTTTATTTTGTGGCAATTCTGTAACCGTCCATTTACAACCATATCTTTAGAACGAACCCGCCCGTAATTGCTAACCTCGTAACGTTGGTTATAACCGTCTATCTCTTTCCAAACTTCCATATTCATTTTTAATTAACTCTATTATTTTCACATTTCCGGGGTAAATACGCATTTTGGTTTTATTGCCGTTTTCCCATTCGTTGTGGTGTTCTAAGCAAAGTATATTTATATTCCTTGCATCGTGTGCCGCCTCCGGGAATGCTCCACGGGTCAAAATGTGGGAACAATACACGGCGGAATAATTCCGCAATGGCTTTAAACATTCCTCGCATCGGTGCGGCTTATGCTCCCAAACCCAACGGAAAAACCGTTGGTTGGCAACGGGAATGTCGCCACGTCCTAAAACGCAATTCCCGAACACTTCCCGTTGTAACTCAACACGCAACCGTATATCTAACCGAAAATTACGAATATCCAATAACGGTTCGTAACCACGTGCAACGCAATATTCATATTCGCAACGCTCGGTCAACAATATTGGCTCCATTACATATTGTCTGTATCGTCCGCCGGGTCTGCCATTTCCGGGAACATATCATTTTCATTTTCGTTGTCTGCATCATTTACATAAACTAACGGGTTGGGTTCCCCATCAGCCCCGAACAAATCCATTTGCGCCTTTTTGCCCTCAAACAGAAATTCGTAAACCTCGTTTTCAATATCGCAAACAATGTTTTCCAACTCTTCCTCAAAACCGAACGTTTCAACGTTATATTTCATTCGTGTGGTATTGATTGCTGTTTTCTGATTGTTTGATATGGTAAACAATCCGGTTAAAACGACGCCTACGTTATCATCTTGCCCGGACAAAGAAACGCCCCTAACCTCTATATTGTCCAAACATTCTTCCGCAAATTCGGCTGCAATATCTGTTTGTTTCTTTGTTGCTTTAAACTCCGGCGTTGCCATCATGGTTTTAAATGACGTTATGTTGAATACACGTCCCATAATCGGGCGCAAATCATTAAACAAATGACGCAAATCCGGGTGTATGTCTTTTGCACTCAATACATGGTATTTGTTCGTGTAACTCTCATTTCCGACAACTTCCGTTACTTCATAATGTACGTCTAACCCGCCATCTTTCAATAACTTTACTTTCGATAATGAAAACTTTTCCTTTGTAGGAATCGGCATAACATTTTGTTTTTTTTCGCTCATAATTTTTAATCTTTATTGTTTCCCGGTTCCTCCGGGTAGGTTTCTTCTTGGAAATACTCGCACGGTTCATCATCAGCACAACGACCGGACAAACGACATACCGGATAATCCACGCAATCAATGCATATTTTTTTTTCGTCCATAATTTAAAAGTCTATTTCATTTAACAATTTTGCAACCTTGTTTTCCGGCTCTGCATCCGGTGCAAATATCGGTTTCGGGTCGTGAACTAAAACTTCCCTTTTTACCTTTTTGGTCTTTGCGGGTTCCGGTTCCGGGTTAAACTTCAATTGCTCCGCCGGATATTCTTTTGGTTTCAGTTCTATAATACCATTTTCCACCAAAACCGGAATACAACGTTTGCAGGCTTTCACGTCCTCCAACGCATCATGCGCCGGGAATGTTTCGCCGGGGAAACACTTGTTGTAAAGTTCCTCCAATTTCGGATATTTGCCCGGACGTCCGTTTGCATACAATGCGCCAACAAATTTAATTGTTTTCATCATCGTATCAATTCGTTTGCCCTTAAACAATGCGTCCTCCGCTTTTGCGTCGTAATATTCACGACCCATAATGCGCAATATCATTGCTTTTACAATTGACGTATCAAAGTAAATGTTATGTCCGACCAACAAACGGGCTTTTTTGCAATCCTCCAAAAATTCGTCTATAATGTCAGCAAATGGGACGCCCTCGGCGTTTGCTCTCTCTGCTGTAATTCCGTGTACCTCAATTGAGGCCTCCGGTATTTTCCACCCCTCCGGCTTTATGATAAATGAACGTTCCTTTTCGTTTACCGCCCATGCCAATTGCACAATATTTGGAAATTCCGCAAAATCAACGTCCCATTTTGCGCCCTTTGGGGGCAACCCGGTTGTTTCACAATCGAACGTCAAAACATCTTTCATAATGTCGTTTGTCTCATTTCCTTTGCTGTCTTTCAATGTTACTTTTTTCATAATAAAAAATCTTTTTTTGCCCGTCTTTATTGGGCGTTTGTTCAACATAATTTGCCCGTGTAATCCACACGCAACCGCATTTCAAACATTTAACCCGGCTATATCCGTGCGGCGTATATTGGTACCGGATAACCCGCCAATCTTTCAACGGGTAACATTTACGGGGTTGGTTACACTTACAAAACATAATTAAAAACTTTTTGGGTCGTCAATAAATATGCTGTATTCCTCGGCGGCAATCTGTTTTAAATGCTCAATGTGTTCTATCAATTCCGCATTGCTCAACTCTGATATTTTACGCAACCGGGTTTCATATTCCCCGGTTTCAATATTCGGTATTTGCTCATACATTACCGGGGACAACTCACGCAATCGGCGTTCGGTTTGTTCATCTGTCAGACGTTCGCCCGCCTCCCAAATTCCGGTTCTAAACGTTGGTACAACGTAATTGAAATAATACCCTTTCAATGCCTCCGACGAACCGGGGGACGCAACGGTAAAACGGGCGATTATGCGGCTACCTTTGTGCATTGCAAAGAATTGATTTAATTCGCCCATATACATTTGCAAACCGCCGTTGTTGTTAATCATCCCCGTTGCTGTTATCTCTCTTTTTTTCATTATCCAAACATTTAACAAACAATTCTGTACTATTGTCTTTCTTTTCTTGGTCAACCAATTGTTTCATTGTAATATTAAACGCTTCGCCGCCAACTTCCAATATAAACTTTCTTTCGCTGCTTGAATATCCCTGCAACTTCTTATCCATTGCATTTGCATACAATACCGTCATTTGTCCCGGTTCAAAAACTCCTCGTTCCTGCAAACGGTCTATCGGGTTCCGCTTCAATGGTGCGTCCGCCATCATTCCGGCTTTTCTGCGGGTGTTTTCCAAATCGGAAATAACCACTTTCAGATTATTATAAAAAGCGGGTGTTTTCAACACGTCCGCAATTGCCATTTCTTTAACTTCCATATTGTTTTGTTTAAGGGACGCCGGGGAACCGACGCCCCGGTTAATTACTCGCTTTCTGTGTATTCCTCAATAATCAAATCGTCCTGCCCTCTTTTAACTTCTTCAATGAATCCTTGGAACCCGTTTTTCTTGGCAATATCAATAATTGCTTGCAATCTCTTTTCGCCCAAACTTTCGCCCCTCGCTATGCGGAACACTTTAACGGTTGGATTGCTGGCAATAATAAGTTTTGCGGCAACTTCCATAATCTGCGAATCTGAAACTTTTCCGGCAATAAATGGTACGTCATTTAATACCAATCCGTCGTCAGTGAATGAAAGTCCGGATATTGGCAATTTTGCCGACGAAATAAGTTTTTCACGCTCTGCGGATAATTTGGCAATATCTGAATCCATCTTTTCGGCTTCTGCTCTTTTGTCGTCTGCCTGCTTTTTCTTTGTCAGATAATCGGCAACTTTTGCAGCCTTTTTGTTGTGTTCCTCTGCCTTTCTCAATTGCTCGGCTGTATCTAACTTTTCCGGGTTGTTTTCCTCATACTTCGCCAACCAATTTTCCGCATTTGCTTTGCGTTTCTCAAAATCGGATTTTTCTGCCTCAATCTGTGCAACGGTTTCTTTGTAGGTTTGTTCTGCCATCGCCATTGCCTTTTTTGCCGCCTCAATCGCCTTTTCGTATGAATCTTTGGCAGCTTCCATACGTGCCGGAATTTCCTCCAACTGCTGCGTTCTCTGTGCTAACGCCGAACGTACGGTTTTTGCCTTTTCTATCAATTGGGCGTTTTCCTGCTGTTCTCGCATCAGTTCGGTAATGTCCTTTGGTTTGGCATACGTTTTCAAATCCTCTGTTGTCAATCCCTGCCCGGCTGCGTCTGATATGGATTTGTAAGTTTTCAAATCCCGGTTCACTCCGGTACGCTCTGTTTTCAACCCGGCAACCTCTGTATCAATTTCGGCAATTCTTTTGCGTACATTTTCCGGCAACAACGCCTTGACAACTTCAATTTGTTTGCGGCGTCCCTCGGCTGTTTCCGACCAACGAGAAAATTCCACGGCGTCAAAATCTGTATAACCGAAAATCTTTTGCAACATTGAAACGTTATCGCTTTTCATTCCGGTTGTCTTTGATTTTATTGATAACGTGCCACGTGGGTTTGCCTTTGTAAACTTCAATTCAACCTCGTATTCCTCGCCATCGTCGCCGACAATCATTTTTGCAAAACCTTTGCTTTCTCCGTTCTTCAATACGGCGTCACGGTTCCCGGTCAACAAAGCCCCAATTGCTTTTAATACGGTTGATTTTCCCAACTCATTATCTCCGGTAATGAAATAAACGTTACCGTCGAAATCTGCGTTAAACTCTTTAATTACTTGGAAATTTACCAATTCTAATTTCTTAACTATCATTTTTGCTCTCGGTTTGTGCCGGGGTTTCCCCCGGCGGTTAATATTATTTTTTTGTTTCTCTCATTCTTTGGTATATCATTGTTTGCACCTTAACAAATGCGTCCCGGCTTTCTTTCGCTTCCTCAACCGTGCAATCAGCAATGAAATTTTCCAAACGCTTGTATAATTCGTTCAACTCTTTGTCGCTTATTGCGTGCCGGGTTGCTCCTACTTCATCTATAAACATATCAAAACACCATTTGTATTTCAGAAATCTTATATCCTAACTCTTTTGCAATTTCTATTGCACATTCAACGTTTTCTATTCCATCAAACATCAATGTTTTTGTTTGAAAATCTATGCCATAAAATGAAACTTCATTATTATGCGCATTAATACCGTTTTTGTGAATCTCTAATAACTTCATAGTTTTATAATTTATCCGGGAACCCGCCCGGTCGGTGTTTGTCGTACTCTGAAAGATTTTGGCTTTATCACTTCATTTAATCGGTTACCGAACCATCATTTAACCCTTTGTAGATACCGTTGCTTACTTTCTACTCTTACGAACTTAATCTTTCAACAGTCTTTTTGCATTTTGGTTAGGCTGTGGGGTCTTTCATTGTTTGACACTGCAAATATACGTATAACATTTTAACTACCAAAATTTTTTCTTTTTATTTTCAAAAAAAAAACAACAAACCCGGAACGTTATACATTCCGGGCATAAATCAAAACAGCCTCATTTGTTTATCTGTTATTTTAGCAACAATTGCATCAACTTCACCTTCTAAACGTTTACACGTTTCCAATATTTCCGGTCTGCGTTGGGCAAAATATCTGCGTTGGTTATGTCGCATTTGTCGGATTAACTCGGCGAACTCTTCCAACGTTATTTTTCCCGGATTTTCGATTTGCGGGTTTTTTTCTTCTTCCATGTATATTTTATCCATTTTGAAATTAAAATCGCTCTACGTGGCTAAAACAAACGTTCGTGCATGTTGCTTGGTAAATTCTGACGCACCCAACCGGGGTTGTTGCGCAAAATGTATCGTCCAAAGTGCATTATCAACGTGGCGTCGGCGTTCCACAATGTCGGTTTCAATTCCGGGTACAAATTCCCGGCAATCTCTTTGTATCTGCGTTTTCGCTCGCTCTTTTCCTCCTTTTTCCGGCTTATCTTTGCCCGCAACTTCAATTCGTTTTGCCATTTCATAGGATGCACCATAACAAACGGAACATCGCAAACTGAAATGATTGCTTTCAACTGCTCAAAGTTTGCCATCATCTTTTGTATTCGGTACAACTTTCCCATATTGACGCCATCGGCACCCGGCGTTATATCATCCGGGCGCACACTTAGTTTTTCAAGAAAAACAATTGGCGAACATATTGTTTTCAAATGATTCAAATAACCTCTTATGACGTTTATATCCTCCGGCATTTTTATGGCGGTTATATTGTGGTTTGGTCGCCATGTTACTATGCCCCCACTTGTTCCGGGGTCAATTCCCACTACTGCTGAAATTTTCATAATTAAAATAAAACTTGCTGTCTTTGAAACTCAATTAATCTTTTCTTTGCTTGTTCATAATAAACCGGGTCTTTTTCAATTATAGTTAAATCAAAGCCCAATTTATGTGCGGCTATTGCATGGCTCATACTTCCGCCGTGCGTGTCCAATATCCTTTGACCGGGTTCTGCAAAATTTTGTAATAGCCATTCATATGATATTATTGGTTTTTGTGTGGGGTGTATCTTTTTTTTCTTTGACTGAACTTTTACCTTGTAAATTTCCATAATATCTATAATCAAAACATTTTGCAGGGCAATTAAAATTAGTCCACGCAAACTCACCATCTGAAAAGTTAGGAACCGGATTTTGTTTGTACCAAAATATAAAACATTGGCATGGAGGCAATTTATAATAATTTCCACCCCATATTATACATTTATTAGAAATTCTGAAAAGTTCGTCAAAATAAATATCATTTGGTATATCATTATCCCAATTCTTTTTTTCATGCTTTGACCTTGCAGGTTTTGCAGCGTAATCAATTCCGTATGGCGGGTCAACAATTGCCAAATCAAAAGATTTATCACTTTGGGATTGCATAAACTCCATGCAATCCCCGTTTATTAATGTTATGTTTCCACATTTTTCAATTTTCATCTTTATATCCTCCCGCTTTTGTAAAATAACCTATTACGCCAATTATAAAGCAAACAATAAATAGTTCCATATTTAAAACTTCATGTAGTTATCAACTTGCATTTCCTCGGAAATCATCCGGTCAAATGCTTTTATAATCTCCTTTTTCCGGGCAACCTCAAACGCCGTAAAATCAATTTCCGGGCTTTCGGTTCCTTTTCGGCGAACTTGAAACGCTGTATATTGGTTTATCATTCCACGGGCTACACGCTGCATATACCGGGCAAACGCTTCTTTTCGGTCGTCCTCTTTAACTTGTACATCATCAGCCAACCCGCATTTTTGCAACCATTCATACAAAAACATATCATCAGTTAGCCCCAATATTAATTTCCCGGTGTATTTGTAGCAAAGGAAAATATAACGGTTCCGCCATTGTCTTTGTATCTCAAATTGCCGTATTTGCTGCGGCGTCATTTCGCCTTTTGGTTCCGGCAATACTTTAAACGCTTTGTCAATTACGACGTTCTGTTTTCGCTTGTATGCGTTCAATATCTTTGAAAGATAATCCGCATTGAATTGCTGATAATGATTTTTATCCGGGTTCCCGTGTTTATCTTTCGGCAAAAATTCGTCTAATTCCCCGGTCGTCGCCAACTCAAAAGCTATCTTAATATCCGCCAACGTCATATCAGAGTGATAACGTTTCAGAATATACAACAACCGGGATTGTATATAATTCCAATCATTTTCATTCTGTGGTATTATATAACCAACGTCCATTGCTATACGCTTAAACAACAACGAAAGATTTTCAACTAATTTTGCATCGTCAATTTCCGCAATTGGTGTTTTTGTTGACGCTGCGAAAATATATTTTTCAACTGGGTTTAATGCTTTGGCAACCTCCGGCAATTGCATCATTCTACGGCGTACTTCAATGGCTTTTGTTCCGGGCTTGGTATTATATATTTCTAAAGCCGTATTTTCTTTTTTTTCAATAGCTCCCATATCAATCAAAATCATTGTTTAAATACTTCATCATATCCGCAATTTCTTTGCAGCTTTGCTGCTCTGTCTTTACGGAACGTTTCATTTTTTCCCATTTTTCGTATTTTTCGGGGGTTGAATCATATTCTAACGCCGCCCAACCTTTTGAAATGCTTTCTTTTATCAGAATCAGCGCAAATTCTTCCGGGTATTTACTCAAACCATTTAAGTTTGCTTGTATCGCTGAAAAACTCTTTTGCGACGTTCTCCATTTCGGTTGACACATCAAAATATAAAAGTTCCGTTTAAATTCATCGCTATCAAATGGGAATACAAGTTTTGCAAAGTAATTATCAACTTTATCAATTACTTGTTTTCTGACGTCCAACAATTCCGGGGTAAACCCATAAACAATACTTGCTTTAACTGTTTTTTCTTCGTTTGAAAAATTGTCTTGTGAAAATCCGTTTGGATTTTCTTTTGAGGCTTTAGCCTCTTTCTTTATAGTATTATTAATATTATTATTATTAATATTATAGTATTGTGGTCCGTTTTCGGACTGATTAAAGTCCGTTTTCGGACTGTTGTTTAGTCCGTTTTCGGACTGCTGTATATTAATATTATAGTCTTGTAGTCCGTTTTCGGACTGATTAAAGTCCGTTTCGCTTCTGTTCCATGTTTTACATTTTTCTGTAAATCTTAGATACTTTGTTTTCCCAAAAGAACTCAACTCAATAAATCCTCTGTCTGCAAGTTCTTTAATGTTTTTGTAAACTCTTTTAGGGATTGAAAAAAGCAACGGAAAATCATCTACCATTTTTGTTTCTGAATATTGATACCAAACAATGCCATCAACCGTAATTGTATTAGTCCACGTTGGCAATGTCATACACGCTGCAAGCGTTGTTGTTTGAACAATAGTCAGTCCATTTGCAACGGCGAATCTTTGGTCAATCAAAATATTGTAAGTCATAATTAAAAAAGAAAAGCCCCAATTAGAGCCGTTACACATCTAAAAGGGGCTTTGTAGCTAATTAGCAAATATCTTTCAATCGGTAACGGTCGATTGTTTTACGCCACAAATATAATACTTTATTTTTATTCCAACAACTGTACGGGCTTAAAAGCTTCTTTTACCGCAAACAAATTTCCCTCACTTTCGTTTGGAACAATCGTAACAACCGGATAACGGGAACGGTCGCCGGGCTTTTGAGAAACCGCAAATTGTACGTTCATATCAAAGATAAGTCCTTTTACAAATTGCTTTTCTGCTAATATGGCGTCGAATGTATCACGGATATTAGGTATTGTTGACGCTGTTCCCTTTGTCGTAAACTGCCAAACCCCGCCAACGCCACGCACCAACGGAATAATGAAAGTTACGGTTAACGTTACAATCCATCCGTCGCCGCCGTTTAATACGGCACGGTTGGGGTGCTTTTCCGCAACCCCCGCCATCAAATTGGGATAATCCTTTGTACTATATTGACAATATTGTTTTCCGTTCCATACAAAGAACGTTTCCCCGTCGCCGTATGCTATGCGTCGCCCGTCGTCGTCCCGGTATTCGTACATTTCATTGCAAACCTTTTCCGGGGCGTCGTCCGGGAAAACAATCTGTATTGTTTGCGGTTTCTCGCCGTATGCTTTCGTAAACAATCCTGCATACTTTCCGGTTGGTATAAAATAATCAACGCTTTTTGGGTATTCTTTGCCGTTTGCCGCCTTTTCCTTGTACCCTACTTTGATAAACCCCACACGTGGCAAAACAACACGTTGTATGCCGGTGGTTGGTCTGTTTATGTTTATACGTCCTTTCATAATCAAATATTAATTTCAGTATTCAACAAATCTTTCTTTGTCACGGGTTCCGGCTTTTTAGGCTGTTTTTCTTCGATTTTAGCCACTTTTTCTTTTTTTGGTGTAATTGTACGTTTTGCGGTTTTCTTTTCCTTGACGGGCTTGTTTTCCGCCGTTTTTGCCGTTTTTCGTGTGGTTCTCTTTACGGTCTTGGTTTTCTTTTCCTCCGGTTCCGGTTGTGGTTCGGGTTCCGGGTCTTTCTTCAAATCCTCAACGGTAACGGCTTTTTCCGGTTCCGGCTTTTTCTTTTCCGCCGGGGCTTTGCTTTTAACAAGTTCCGCCAACGTCAGCGAAACAATATTGTTTGTCAAATCCGGTTCGTTATCCAATGATATTTCCCCGGAAACCGCCGTAAATGTATTATCCCGTTTTTCGTCCTCAATTGCTGCCAACTCCAAAAGATACGGGATTTTCTTTGCGTTCGGGCTGTCTGTTTGGTCTTTCAAATTGTACGTCGGTTTCTTTCGCCAATCTTTCGGGCTGAAATTGAAAACACGGTCAATCGGAATATCCGGGAAATTTTCGTTCCACATCATCGCATATAAATGCAACTGAATTTCCGCTTCTTCGTAAAATCCTTTGCGCCCGCTTTTGAAATCCACAATTGCGTTTATGTATTCTTTTGAACCGGGCTTTGATAACATCGTACACGGTAAATCAATCATTCCGGCGTAATTATGAACGGGGTGTACCAACGCAATTTCCACGGCTAACGGTTTAACGTCATAATCCAAAACAAATTGCGCAAATGCTAATATATCCTTTTTGAAATCATCAGCGTAATAAATGAAATCGGCGGGCAATTTGTTGTTATCAATATAATCTTTCAATTTGGCTTTCAATCCGTCCAAATCATAAACCCGGTTAATTATAAGTTCCTCGAATTGGGCGTGCATAAATGTACCATACGCCGCCCGTTCTGCTTTGTATCGTTCCGCCTCGTCAATACCTTTGTCGGCAATCCATTTTATCAGAAACGGCGATTGTGGCATTGTTTGGGACAAAATTGTTGTAACTGACGGATAAAATTCCGGGGTTCCGTTGTCGTCAAACTTGTAATAATATCGGTGTCCTTTGCTGTTTAGCTGCCATACTTTATACGGCGGTTCGATTAATGCGCCATCAAAGAACATTGCCGTCATTTCCTCAACCGTCATGCCCGGCACAATTTCAAAAGCCCCGGCGGGCTGTTCTATTTCGACGGCATCCAATCCGGGGACAATCTGTTGTTTCTCGTCTATCTCCGGGAATTTATCGGCGGGCAATTGCCCCATTGATTTTGCCAAATCTCCCATCGCATTTGTTGCGCCTTGCAATGCGCCAACCATTTCTTTTACCGTTTCCGGCTGTTTTTTTTTCGCTCTCATATTATTATTTTTTTTCGTTATATGTCATATATGTTGCAACCCCAAACATTCCGGCAAATAGAAAATGGGCATAATTCCAAAATCCGGCAATAAAGCAAATTGCGCACATTATGCCGAACGACCATGTAAAGAACTTGTTTTGCCATTCGTCAGAAAAAACAACGTCGGTCATTTTCTCTATTCTTTCAACTATCCTTTTCATTTCTTAATCCTCCAATCCAAACAGATAATCGGCGGAACAACCGCACATTTCGCAAATTATTACTACCCATTCCGGGACAATCCTTTTGGTTGTCCCGTTGCAAAGATTTGTCATATTTACCTGCTGTGCGCTTTCGCTTGCACCCTCAAATAAACGGGCTGCAATATCCTTTTTCAATACCTTTTTTCCGTTCGCCTCGGAACGGGCGATTGCTTCATTTACTCTTAATTTCATATTGTTTATTTTTATGGTTATTATTCTACGTGTCCGCAATGTTTACAGGTTTTTTCCTCAAATATCGGTTCGTATTCATACGGGGTTAAATACCCATCGCCGCCGCAACATTTATAATCGGCGTCGGTAACTTCCATTTCTCCGCCACATACCGGGCAATCTACTTTTCCGACCAATACCAAATTCAGAAATGCGTCCAAATGTTCGGAACGTACAACCGAAATTCCGGTTGCTTTGATAATGCCGGCAACATCAGAAACCGGAACGTCACGTTCGATACTATCAAACAAAGTGCATCCCCAAAATTTCGGGTCGTCTTGTATCATTTCCTTTTGGATTAATTGATTTACAATGATTGTTTCAACTTCTGTTGCTTTCTTTCCGGCTGCTTTCGCCAAAATGTTCAATTCTTTGTCTTTTCTGATATTCATATTATTTCGCACTATCCCCGTACGTGGGCTTAACTTCAATGCAAAGGTACAAATATTTCTTTAATTACCAAAGATAAATACTTTTATTTCAAATTTATTTTTGCGAGTTGTTTTGCAATTTACGGCGAACAATATATTTTTGTGGTACCGCATCAACCAAATATCGCTCTCGGTTACTGCGTAAAATTCCCCCGGTGCATATTGATTTATGACGCCGGGGGTCTTTTTATTTCTTACTCTGATAATACAACCATTTGTAAATTTCGCCGTAATATCCGGTTTCCAATACTGCTTTTCGTATGGTCTTTGCGTCGTACTCTCCAAATGTTACGTACTCATATATTGACGGGTTTTCATGCAACGCAAATTCAAATGTTATGTCAATATATGCGTCGCCGACCTTGTTAAACGCATGGTCAATCGGTATTGGGACGTTTGTTTTTCCCTCACAATAAAGAATCCGTTCCGGGAACGCCTCGCAAAGTAAATGGGAATTTCGATAACATTCTTTCGGCTTTGGCTTAATTACGTGCCGTATGTAGTCCAATTCGTAATCCTCCAATACATCACGCCGGAACTATTTTAACGGGCTTTGCGGCGTTTAATAAGTCTTGGAAATACGCTTTTTGTCTTTCGCGCAAAGGTAGTTCCAACATCATTTCAATTTCTTTTATTATTATACTTTCCATACAATTTGTTATTCCGTCCATTCCTCAATATACATTTCATACGCTTCTTGGCAACAACGCCCCTCACAACTTATATATCCATTTGGGACGCCGTGGGTTCCTTTTTCGTCATCATCCAAAGGACAATATAAACACAAATCGTCGCTTAAATCATCAGCGGTTTTTAATTTAGGGTTCTTTATTTGCCATATACCCAATAATAGGGTTGCAATTAATAATACAAAGAAAATTAATATTATCACGTCCATATTTTAACCTTTCATTCTACCAACATAAGACAAATTCAATACATCGTACATTTGCCCCATAACGGCAAATTCTAACATTGCGTCGCTGTTTGCAACGTCGTTTATCCTCAACAATGGGTATTTGTTGCCGTAATCCGTAACGTACCCGTCCGGTTCAATGTCTGAATATATCCGGTCGTTGTCGCTGTTTTCAAAGTATTTATTTAGGCTTTGCAGAATATTGTTTTCCAAATATTCATTGCCCAATACTGCTTTTATTTTATCCTGCTTTCTTAATGCGTATCTCATAACAAATAATTTATAAATCCTGCAATATACATTCAATTGAGGCGGAAATTTGAGAAAACAACCAATGTAAATTTGTGCCACATTGCAATTCTTTTCCGTCCTCCGGGCATTTTTCGGACATTTTATCAGCCCAATTTCTAAATGAATAAAGTTTATTAATTGCGCTTTCGCTTAAATCATCAATGTTGCTTATTGTTTTCATATCATTTGTTTTTTTGCCGGGGAAATCCCCGGCGTTGATTATGCAATACGAATTAAATTAGCTTTTTTGAAACACCTGTATTCCTGCTTTTCTGTATCGAAATACGTTTGTACCGTGTCGGCGGGTTTCCGGGTTCCGGTTGTTGCCGGGATTGTTTCCGGGTTTGTGGTTCCGTATGCCTCACGCAATGAACCGTCTATTTTCTGAATGTAGAATTTTACAATTCGTTTTTTCATTTCGGCTTTCAACTTAATGTTCAACCATGCACATTTTAAAGCCTCTGAAAGTTTATAACCATTGCGTTTTACGAACTGCCACGCCAATTTGAAAATCTCGCTTAACTTGTTTCTTTTTTCTGAACTCATACGAATTTGTATTTGGTTCCGGGAACCCGCCCGGTCGGATATTATTTAATGTAGAATGAAATTTTGATACCACGACGCAATTTACATACGGCTTTGTCGTCCTTTCCATTGAACGCACGGCGCAACATTTTGTTTGCCATTCCAACGCCAATCAATTCAATCAATCCTTTTACGCCGACCAATTTATTTATCTTTTTTCCGTCAACTATTCCGTTAACCTTGATACGGAAATTGCGATTGATTGATTTTGTTGAATATCCCAAACCGTTGTAAATTGTTGTTGCCATTTTGGTTTTTCTTTTAATGTTCTGGGAAAACGCCCAGTCGTTGTTGTTTGACAATGCAAATATACAACCTTTATTTTAATTACCAAAAGAATTTCTTTTTATTCTTCTGATTTTATTCGATATTTTATTCCTTTGTATGGTTTTCCGGTTTCTATGCTTTTTTTTATCAATGTTCTATTAAATCCTTTTTGTGCTGCATCTTTATAATTTTCAAAATAAATACATACTTTCCCATCATATCCAATACCCTCAATTGGATATTTATATTTCGTTTTATTGTCTATTGCTAATTGATAATTTAGATTTTCTGATTGCGTACACCAACGTAAATTTTCCACGAAATTATGAAACCTAACCCCGTCTATATGGTCAACATTAGGTTTGTTCTCCGGATTTGGTATAAATGCAACCGCAACCAATCTGCTAATTTGTTTTTTTTCTGATTTTCCGTTCTTACTTAATGACACGCATAAACCATTACTAATTGTTTTTGTTGGGATTAATACAATGTTTTTCTTTACAGAAATCACCCTGCCGTATGAACTTATTTTATATAATCCCTCATACCCTTTTATATCTTTCCAAATTTCCATATATATTTAGTATTTTGTTTTTGCGAATATACAAATATAATCTTTTGGTATTTATATTTTCGTGTGCAATTTATTATTTTTAGCGAATTTTCGATTTAAGCCGCTTTTTCGGGCGAAACGTGTAATTTATCCATCCGGCAAAGAAAAGCCCGCTACGGGGCTAAAAATGGGCAAAACGAAAAAAGCCGGGGCAAACCCGGCTAATCCTTGAAAACAATCTCTAATTATGTGGTCAAATGTGATTCGATACAAAGATAGTTATTTTTCTATCTCTATATATTCAACCCCCAATATTCGGGTCGCTGGGTTCTTGCTTACAACGTCAATTTCCCGGTTCTTTATCTTCTTTGTTTTCCAAAGGAACCCCCAAAAGCGTTTATATTGTACCGTTTCCGCTATTAACAGACTATCCCGGTTTATATGCGTCCCGGTAAATACCCCGGTTGGCGTCGTGCATCCGTGTAACTCAAACCACGGTTCCACAATATCAATACAACGTAATACGGTCGTAACCGTGTCGCCGGGCAAATATATGATACTATCCCGGACGTTTGCCCGTAATTCGTTTATCGTTTCCATTTGCGCCGTCGTAACCCTTTGCAAATCCCGGTTCTTTGTCTGCAACGATTTGATTAACGCCGCATCGTCCGCCCGGTGCTTCTTATATTCGGATAATGTCAACTCCAAATTGCCGACTTTCGCCACGTTCAAACTATCCTTTGTTTTGTAGGTGCGGACGTCCTGCAATAACGTTTCGGTATTGCTCCGGTATTTATCCCGTTCGGCGGTCAATCGCTTAATACGGCTTTGTTGTACCCAAAAGGCGGCGGCAACCGCCATAATGATTGCCGCCAATATTATATACTTTTTCATGCGTTTGCCGTGTAAATGATTAACGAACTATCCGGCGTTTTGCTCAATGTCAAAACGTAATGTCCGCCCGCCATTTCAACCGTACTATTTATTTGGTCCTCGTTAATCTCCAATTGTGCAAAGGAAATTACGACGCCCGAAATATATACTTTTGGTATGTTGTGCAACGGGTCGGCGTTTACGGCGTCAATAAATGCGTCTATTTCCGCCTGTGGGTTCGTTACGTTTTTCGTATTTTCTTGGTTGTCCTCAACCGTAACCGTAAAAACGTCCTCGCAATCTGCAATAATAGCGGATAACAACGGGGCAATACTAATTCCCGCTTGGTTCCCTTGATTGGCAACCAATTGTTCCAAATACTCCTTTTTGTCTTTCTTTGTCATAATGGTACAAAATTAAATGTTACTATATTCAATTGCCGCATTAAAACACGGGCATTCTTTTATAAACTCCCACGGTTCAATTATACCGTCGCCGTTCAAATCCGGGGAATAATCCCGGTGTCCCTTAATCGTTGCGTCCGGGAACATAACAACTAATCGGGATAATAACCATATTAACGCCTCCTTTTGTTCCGGGGTGCGTGTGTCGGCGGCTTTGCCGTTGGCATCCAATCCGCCAACGTAACAAATACCAATAGAACGGGAATTTTGCCCGGAAACGTGCGCCCCAATCTCGGAAAGATAACGCCCGGTTTCAATCGTCCCGTCCGGCAATACAACAAAATGATAACCGCAAATTCGCCCGCTTTGGGGTTGCTTCTTAAATCCCCGTTCTTTGTGCCAACCGTCTATAACATCAACGTTGACTTTTGCGCCCGGCTTGGTTGCGGTGCAATGTACAATCAAATCCGTAATCGTCCGGGTCGTTTTTTGCCCCTCCAAATACTTTAAAATCTCTGTTTGGTTCATTGTTCGCCCTCCTTTTCTTTATCGTTAATAATATCGCTATCGTGTTCCCGTTGGTATCTCTCAATTATCGGTTGCCAATATCCCGGCAATACCCGTGTAAACTCCAACCGGATAACGTGATAAATAATACGCAACGCAACCTTTGTGGGATATGCTTTAATAAGGTTGCGGAATGCGTTTTGCAAATACACATATATAAAAACATAAGTAAGCGATTTAATTACTACTTTGGCGGCTTCATTATCGCCACATTGCAGCATTACCGAATAAATAACGTGTATAATGGTAACGTACAAAAGCAATTCCGCCAATGCGTTTTTAAACTTACTGAAACGAAAGTTTTTGCAATGCCTTACGCTTATCCCATCCGCCCGCATACCCGCCCAAATATTGAACGCAAATATTATTACTAAAGCATAAACAAACCCATTTATAGATGTCAAATATCCCAAAATTGGGCTAATAGTTGAAATTGCAATAAATCTCCATTGCTCCCAATTGAAAATTCTTTCCATATCAAAAATTTCTATTTGAATTTATAAAACCTATCATTTTTTTAGCTATCGAACTAAACCCTTTGTATGGGTGCGTTACATCTGATTCAATAAAATAATTAGAAAAGTTATATCTATTCCAACCCAGCCCCCAATACATGTCACATATAGGTATATGTAATAATTTTGCACATTCTGAAATTTTTTCACAAAGTTGAGGCAAAGTGTATCCTTTAGAATTAACCCAAACATCAGACCAATTTTCATCAGATATACTTCCTATATACCTGACTATCGGTGTAAATATAAATATCCTTATATTTGGATTCGCTTCTAATATCATTTTTACAATCAAATTGATTGCTCCACACACCTCATTCGGTAATATACTATTATTAGTACCTAAAATAGAACCCCCGGTCAAATCATTAGTTCCTCCTAATATCGTAACCACATTAACGCTTGTTATTGGATTATTTTTTAAATTATCAATAATAATCGTATTATCGTCACTTGCGTTATCAATTAAATATTGATTTGCAGCATCAACTAAACTCCAATCTCCCAAAGTCCACGCCTTTACTATATTGACAATATCTAAAGCCGCATACGCTTCCGTTGTACTTGTCGGCGTTAGTGTTGGTGTTGCTCGTTCTGCTAACCGTGTACCGCCTATACCACCACGTATAACGTTTCCGTCAGTTAATTCTTGCAAATATTCAACACACCCTTTCCCGCCGTATTTAAATTCCGTAATAGAATCGCCCAATGATACTATAATTTCATCCTTACATTTAATTAATTGCTCTAATCTGTCTATTCTTTGTTCTAAAGCATTTTTATTTATAATATTCACATAACCGGAAAAACCATTATTATCATTATCACTATTGAATATATATACATACTTATAATTCCCACTAACACGAATATCATAATATTCTTCGAATTTGCAATTGTCTACAAACAGCGTTAAATTAGTAAAATCTTCATCTTCACATAAAAATATTCTGTACGAACTGAACACATCTTTATATCCATCGTCCAAAATTACCATTATACCCATATAATCATAGGTAATTGGTATTAAAATAGCCATTCTTGAAGATGTTTTTTTTTCAAAAAATATTGTGTTTTTACCATCTAATATTGTTTCAATAGACGTTACCCTTTCTTCTATATCTAACAATTCATCCTTTTTTTGTATTATCTCTAATTTCCCCGTTATAAATGATGATATTTCATCAGATGCTAAATCCCAATTAAGTTTTACTTTTATTTGTACACCACTATTATACATTGGTGTACATTCTACGGTTTGTATTCCTGAATATGCTGATACATCTTCGGTTTTATAGAACTGACAAATAATATTATTGTTTTCATCTTTAAATTGAACTAAAACTGCTGTTTTTGCCTTATATACAGCATTAAGAAATATCCTATCATAACCGCCATTAGTTATTGTATTAACATCTAAAATTGGTATTCCTTTTGCATTTCTTCCAAAGTTATAATCTTGCCCATTCTTAAATATAACACCGTCTAACGTCGGGAAAAATGGTATATTTCTCCAAAATGATATATTTTTAAAATAAACTATATCATTAGCACAAAATTGATAATTTCTCCATGACGTTCCATCATAAAAAATCAATTGCAAGCCTAATGTTATATAGGCTTTTTCTATTGCATTAATTGCAGTTGTTAAAGTATAATATCTACCATCAGAAAGCGGATATGAATTTGTAACATTAATAGTTCCTGAATAAATGATGTTATTGTAGAAACATTCTGCATTAAAATCAAAATTCACATCAGTTATAAGTATATATTTAGCATCTGTATAATCAATAGCTAATTTTGTAATATTATTACCATAATTTATATTAGGTATTAATCCAATTTTAGGATACTCTAAAAGTCCTATAACATTGTGAACCGCTTTGTCAAATGCAATTTCTTTAATGTTCCTTGTTATTTGTAGAATGTAACCTTTATAACTTGATTCTGATTCTTCTATTTTTGTTCCATCAAAAACCAAATCAGTATTAGATAATACATTGAATTTTTGACTATATATATTAGTTATACTATTTATCTTTACTTCTAATTCTTTTTGTTGTGATAACGTTGCTAATTCCGTGTCTATTTTATCCCAATTCCCATTTTTATTTGTAAAAATAATAACTTCACTACTTAATGTTATTCCATTAAAATTAGAATACACCCCATCAGTTGCAGCCAAATAAAAAACATTTTGGTCGGGTGTTCCCGGATTTGTATTTGGTGTTGCAATTCCTGCAAATGTAGAATTTGCTCCAACAGCTGAAATAATAGACAATAAAGCATTTTGCAATATTGCTCCGGTAATTTCTTGGTTGCCGTTCGTCTTGATAACGGATGCAACGGCGGCTTTCAATTCTTCGTAATTTCCCATACTGATAAAAATTTAAACTACATCATTGTTATTAAAGTCATTATTAAAGTCTTTATTGTAATCGCCCCCAGTCGTTGGAATAACGCCCCGTCCGATTTTCTTAACCACGGTTGCGCATTCAAATTCACATTCAACCGACGCTAAATTGCCCTGCGTTTGCCATTTAGGGGTAATCAAAAACGTATCGCAATCGTACTTCCTGCCTTGACTATATACCGTAACAAAATCACTCATGCGGATTAACCGCATTACGTCGCAAAGGTATTCGGGGGCTAAAAAGATAAACCGGAACGTCTTTTCCGACATTTGTTTTTCCGGGAAAAAATACCCGTCCCGCTCTTCGCCCTCTTCCTCAAACTTGTATTCCGGCTTTCCTAACTCGGCACACACGTAAACCCGGTTTTTGAATTGGACGCCCTCGTAAACGATTTGCCCGCCGTCAACTTCCATATTGGCGGCGTCGCTCCATTCAACGCACAAATAACCGTCCATTCCGCCGGAAATCCATGTAAAAACCTCCGAATAAAACCATTGTACGCCGTCATATATCCCAATCATATAACGCCCCTCCTGGAAATCTAAAGCCATCGGCAACAAACCGGGGTAAACAATAACATCATAACCGTAATTTGCAAACCGGACAATCTGCAATCCGGTTTCCAACATCGGCGTTGTTATGTCCGCCAATATCCGGGTAAATTTATAATCATACAACCGAACCGATACAATGTTATTTGAACGGGTCGGGCGTATGATTTGAAACGGCAATAGTTTATTGATAGGCGTAAACAACGGGTAAACGTCGCCATACGCATACGATTTTTTATAATCTTGGTATTGCACACCCTCGTAAAACGGCAATACGGACAAATTATTATTCGGTGTCATACTTCAAAGTTGTTTTAATGGAACGACTGCACAAATTTACGCTTAATTTATCAACTTGACCGTTACCGATATACGTTTTTATTAGCTGCATCGGGTTTGGGTCGTCATTCGCCGGAAAACTAAACGTTTGTTTCTTCTTTCTCTCAATCCCGTATGCGTATGTTTCGGAACCGTTTATTGATACCCTACGGGCGGGTAAATCATACAACCAATAGGGCGATTGCAGATTAATAAACGCTAAATATCCGTTTTGCAAAAAGTATTCGACCCCGTTAATAGTTTGGCGGGTAAATGGTAATATCCATTGCGACCCGGACGTTGGCGGAACGGCGGCAAACAAGGCGAACCCGTCCGAACTCATATTGCCGGGGTTTAACAACATCATATCAATATCGGACGTAAAGTTTGATATATTAATTTCCTCAACCTTTCCGAGCGTTACATACTTGCTTATTACTTGTATCGGCAACCCTTCAAATGCCGCCGTAACGTCGTCCATCCATTCAAATTGGTAACGTTCCGGCAAATCGACCTTATCAAACGAATATTCCGACGTGTTGAACGCCCACGGTTTCCCGTTGCGCAAATTCAATTCCTTTGTCAAATCGTGGCTTAATATAGCCCCGCCGGAATAGGAACCGCCATTGCGGAAATATTGGATATGTTCGATTTTAAATTTGCCGTCCTCAATGAACCAATAACATTTGAAACAATCCCGTAACATATTGGTAAATTGTTGTAATGTCGTCGGGGCTTTTTGTGCGGGTTGCTGATATTCCCCGTTTATGATATTAGTTTTCTGCGATACAAGCAACCGGAAATTCAACCCGGATATTGGATTGTTTCCCCCGTATAAAAATTGGCTATATTCCGCCGTGGCTTCATGCGTAATTCCGGGCGCAATTTGATTGAGCAAAACAGATATACAAGACGAAACCGGGAACGCATCCCGCAAAGTATATACTTTCCGGGCTTTTTCCTCTAATATCCAATCCATCA